ATCCCAAGTAGCTGCTGGTGCTGTTATTCTATGAGTGAATTCATAATTACTCATGGTTTTACCAGTCAATGATTTATCAATAACAGATTGCCAAGAACCAGTTCCACCTACTGTTGAACGCACATCAATTTTATAAGCAATTGTGTTACCATTAACATCACCGTTGGTTTTATTTTGAACATATAATCCATTTGGCAATGATAAAGTAATTTTAGCAAAGTCAACGCCACTGGTGGTGATTGATTGAATAACAGGAGTTGATGCAGTTACAGTAACATCTTTTTGAAATTCTGATTCTGCATCTGGGAACCAGTTGATTTTTTCTTGACTAGGTAATCCATTACGTGAATCAAACACAACATTAGTGAAATTATAGGTATTATCAGTATTTTGTAATGGTGTATTATTAATATAAACACCTTTTGGTCCACCTACTATACCTTCAATTTCACCTTCTGAAATTACTTCAAGAACACGTGCAATCGCTGCACTACGAAGAGTGTCAGCTGCTTCTGTTGCAACATGTGGTGTGCCACCTTTACCACCACCACCATTATGGACTTTAAACCAATCAATACCATCACTTGATACCAAATAAGTATGCATTGGTAATACTTCAAGATTATATACAGTGAAATCAGCACTATATTCTTCTTTTGGTTGAATACTAATTTCATCAATAATAACTTGACTACCATCCATTAATGTGAATGATTCATTAATATTAAAATCTTGTGCTTCTTTATGTTCATTAGTGATATTATCATAGATAGCATGATTACCTGTAACTAATGGCATCCCATTATGGAAATCATATAAATCATGAGAAATATCACTACCAATATGTTTAAAAACTTGTTTAATAATACCAAACTCTAATTCACCAAATCTATCATAACCAATAATAATATCATTGGGTTTTAATGTTTCAATTGGTGTATAACCATGCTGAGTTCTAACAAAGGTTCCAGCTGGGAAACAACTACCACTACCACTGATTCCATCATTAATAACTTCTTCAATTGGTTCTAAATGATTTGCTGAATAATATTTCATTAATTAAACTTCCTTATAATCTTTGTTCTACATCAATTGATGAACTAATAACAGTACTACCACATAAATGTCTACCATATACTAATGGTACTGCTCCACCTTGTTCCATAACATTCACTGGACCATTATAGATAAATGACTTTTTCTTATCAACTGACTGATTATCGTAGTTACCAACTTTTGGCGTATTTGTTGTAGCCATTGTAATAATACCACCAATAATTGCAAATGCGCCACCAATAGCTAACATCTGTGCTGTACCTGCTGCTAATGCAACACCAGCTGCTGGTAATAAGAATATAGCAGCTATCATTAAAACTCCCATGATAATACCCATTAGACCTGGTTTACCGCCTGAACCACGTATTTCCGGATAGATATTAATAACATCATGTGATAATGGCATCTGTAAATCAGTTTGTGATAAGAATTTATCATTTTTACTAACACGAGCACGTGCATCATTATTGGTTATGTGCCAATTACCTACACGCAATGTTTCTTTTAATTCATTACCACATGCACATACTAATCCACGAATAGCTTCACCAAAACTAGATGCATATATTTCATGGGTTGCTCCATATTCTTTTTTTAATTTACCATATAGATTTATGATATATCGTTGATCCATTATTTAATCCTTAAATATTTGACTATTTGTCTATGCCATTTAGAAAGAGTATCACTAGAAGATAATCTATTATATAAATGATGAATAAATCGATTATCACCTATATAAACACCGATGTGGTTGATATGTCTTGAGCCAATTGAAAAAAGAATTATATCGCCTTCTTGTAATTCACTACCATCGATTTCACTAAATCCTAAATCATGATAATGTTGTTCGATATAATGTGGGTTCCATTCTTCCCAATTAGCTGGTCTTGGATGAATACCAAAATTGATATTATAGTTATTTATATAATAATCACGTGCTAATGTAAAACAATCTGTTAATCCACTAACATAATGTCTACCTAATAATTCAGGTATATCTCGATTAATCCATAATATATCAGTAACTGATTCACCATCGCAATGAACAATACCAAATGGAACATCATATGATTCAACAGTAATTAAGTCATTGTGACTTGGTGTACGTGGGTCATATCCAATAGCCCATTGAGTCATTGTGTGGCTATGGATAATACTAAAATCTTTATCTAATAATTGTTCAGTATCTTCTTTTGATATTCTGAAATTATTGATTGGGTCATCTGCAATATTATCTAATGGATAGAAGATATCATCGATAATAACACCCACTGCTTCTTGTGGATAACACTTAATTATGTGTTCATGCATTTCTTTTATATTTGTTGCCATCTAGCACTCCTATTTTATTTATCTATTTTCAATAAAAAGAACATATCATATTACCTATAAACCCCTTGTATATAACAAGTATAGAAATATCTATAACGCATTAACGCATACGTGTACGTGCAGCAGCAGGGAATCCGAGATCACGCAATATTTGTCTACGTGGTAATTTCAATCCTTGTCTATCAAGCACAGTTGACATTTCAAATTGAATAATAGTTTTAGGAGAACTGGGCAATTTTTTAGTAATGATATATTCTTCAACTGGATAATGAGCATTGATGTTAGGTTCAGTGCCAGTATCTGTGAATTTATAAAAAGTTCTATACCTTGTCACTTTCATACCAGTTAAATTACCAAGTGTTAATATTGATTGCATAAAAAATTGATTAACATTTGAAATAGACAATGTTGGTTTATTTGGCGCAGTACCATCACTTTTAGTTTCGTAACCAGTGACTTCGAATGGAAACGGATAATAACTATTACCACGCCATATGACTGGTGCATTTAATCCTGGAGTATTGCTGAAATAATAAGTTGCACCACCAATTAATGATGCATCAAATGTATATAATTCAATATACGCATCTGGATTAAGTTTATTCCCTTCTTGATTAATAGTAGCCATAATTTATCCTATATCAAATTGTTGTACTAAAGTCATTGAAATAGTATAGATTTGACCACCTTGTGTTGATTCCATAAAAGTATCTTTACTTATTCTCCATTTCTTTACTACTGAATCACCTGGGGCTGTCCAATTAAACCATTGGTCACTGCCTACTGTTTCATAAAAAGTATTTACAGTAGTGCGTTGTGTTGATGTTAAATTACTTAAAACTATATTCCATTCGTCATAGAATGAATTTAATCCATCACGTGCATATTGTCCATATCCACCACCAAATTGAGCAACAAGTACTCTATTTTTACGTGTTTTCTTGGAATTTTGTGCGATTGCTATACTTGGAAAATCAGTCATATATTATCCTTAAAATGCTTGAATAGCTGTTCTATTAAGTGCATTACCACTTCTTGTGGCATTAACTATTTTATTATCAATTAATGATTCTAATTGTGCTCTAATTGCTGCACCAATTTTAGTGCCTTGTTCATCACTGCTTTCATCTTTAGAACCACTAACAGTTACATTGATTGCACCGATTTGGATACCACTAGTGCCACTTAATTGTACAGGAATTGATCTGCCACCTGATAATGGAACTACGGCTTCTGGACCAGCTTCACCCGCTAATGAAAGACCACTAGTGATACCACCTTCTGCAAATTTAGGTAAACTACTAAATGATGGTGAAATACTACCGCCCATATTCATAATACTACCGCCGAAATTACTAGCACCCATTGTTGCACTACCAACAGAACCAAATCCCATTGAATCAATTGTGGCAAATCCACTACCCACTGTACCACTACCAGCAGCAGCTCCAGCACCAGCAGAAAACAATCCAATACCTGCTTCAATTGCTTTTAATATTAATATTTTAGCAATCATTAATTCAACTGATTTAATAACTGATAATGCTAAATCACTCCAACTAGCTTTACCACTAATTGCCATTTCAGCAAATGAACTAGCTACAGTATCAGCACTGCTCATTGTTACATCAGCTAATTGCTCATTAAAATTAACTTGATCATTCATTCTATCACGCATCTTTAGGGTTAAGTTATCAAGATAACCACCAGAAATACGTGTTCTTTGTTCAGTGAATTGGCGTTCTTTAGCAGTTACCAATGAACGATGTGCTGATTCAATAGCATCAGTAGCCATACCAGCTCGTCTTGCTGCTTCAATTTCTTTCTGATATCTTTCTTCAATAATATCCATTTCAGCTTGCTGGGTTAATTCTAATTGTTTTAATTTATCAGAATTAATTTTAGCAATATCCATAGCAGTCATATTTTGATATTGAACAATTTTATGGCGTTCTTCTAATTGTAATTTCTCAATATCAGCAGCAGCTTTTTCATTAATAGCAATTTTTACTTTAGCTAATTCTTCTTCTGCTTTAGCTAATTCAGCACCAGTTATATGTGCATTTCTAACCTTTTCTTCTTCAGCCTTGCTCTGTGCTTCTGCTAAACCATTGATCTTTTCAACACCATCAGTATATGTTTTACTGGTAATGGTCATATAATCATTTTGAAGATTAGACATTAAATCACGTGATCTTTCCATCATGGCTTCATGTTCACGTGCAGCTTTATCATTAGCTGTAGTTGTTTTCTTATTTTGTGATTCTATTAAAACATTCTGTTGGTCATTATATTTTTCATTAATTGCATTAAGACGTTCTTTATGTGCTCGTTCAATATTCTCTTTCATCATGGCATTATCACCTGCCATTCTGATTGATAATTCATATGCTTGTTTTTCTGAATCTAATGCTTTCTGACGTTTATTTTCAACAATTTTTAATTTATCTTCTTCTTGATCACGAACAAATTGTGCAGTATCAGCAACATAGGCTGGAATTGTAATTTTATCAGATGGTTGGCCTACTTGTGATATACTTTTATTATATTCATCGCGTTGTTTAATTAATGCATCTAATTTTGCTTGTTCTACATCTACATTATATCCACCTATTTCAACAATAGACGCAACTGGACTAGATACTCCTTCAGGATACAATCGTTTAGCATTAGCTACTAATGATTTATAAGTTTTAATTCTTCTTTCAGTTTTAGATATTTCATCATCTAATTTATCTGACATTGAAGTAGCAGCAATATCAATTACATTTGTTACTGATTTAATACTTGCATTTACAAAATCACTATTAATTATTGACTCTTTAAATTTAACCCAAGCATTTCCTAAACGATTAAGATTAGAAGCAGCGGTATCGAATTTACC